TTCATCTTCGTCGTTTGTTGTTTTCTTCTGATTACGGACAGTTGCTACACCGTGCTATCCCCTATCCTGATATACGCCAATCGATACCTTGACGCCCCCATAATTGGTAAATCATGGAGAGTTTTGGTGGAGGCGGGTGCATACGATAGCACCGTCTTGCTCGTCATCCAAATAAGATCATATAGCAATTTTGTTTTAATCGATATATTCACAACCGACTATTAAATCCTGTGCATCATCAAATTTCTCTAATTTCAATAATCTTTTAGTATGATGCCGTAATTTTCTTATAGATTTTACCATTTCAAATTCCCACCCAGCATGAAGCCCGGCGGTACATCTTCTACATCCACACCGAATAATTAATTTTTTACGTGCCATTTGACGCTCCTTTAAATTAATACGTCATATGGAACCTCCTAAATTAAAATTGTTTCTGGTACCTGGTCGTTGCTACCCTAAAGTCCACCAGGACACTCCACCTCTAAATGGTGGCGGCTTAAACTTTTGCCTATACCAAAATTTGGTCGGAAAGGCGTGGATCGAACACGCGTGGACTGGTTCCCAAAACCAGTGCCTGACCGCTAGGCTACTTTCCGAAACTTAAAATGTAACCGAAGAGGTAATAACCGCCCCGGCAAACCAATAAATCATGCGTCTATAATCACCTGAAAATCCATACATAATAGACGCCCCAAGACTTTCTAAAATTATCAATCCTGGAAATAAGTATTTTTGTATTTCATTTATCATAAAATTAAGTATATCACTTCTATTTATGGATGTCAATAACTAGTTTTTGTAAATTCTGGTTCAAAATTTAAAAGATTTAATTTTATATGTCCGTCACATTCATAAATTCGACCACAATTACCACATCTGATATGATAACAAAAATCTCCATCATAATGTGTACGTTCTCCACATTCACAATGTATGTCTAAACAAACATCAGTACCTTTCCATTGTACCCATCCAAAAGGTATTGTTTTATTCCCTGATTTTAGCGAAGGGAAATTTTGATCGATTTCATTTTCATTCATAATTCCTCATCTTCCATTGTACTACCTGATATTGGACAAGTAGTTTCTAATTTAAGTGGCTGTAACTTCTTTCCAAAAGTTAAAATAGTTACCCAAATACTACCACCAAATAATATCTGTAATCTCTCCGACCAAGATAATTTCCAACGGGTTACCCTCAATCCTTCCGGACCTTTCCAGGCAGGAAGTGTTAAATATTGTGGTTGATTTTCCGCAATCATCAATATTTCATTATCTGGTAATTTAAAACCAGGAATTATTTCTTTAGTTGGTTCCATAATTTAATTATCTAATCAATTTTGGAAATACTGATTGTACCAATTCTTTGGTTAATAATGGAATTTCCAGATCATGTCGGAAAATACAACCGACCAATGCAGCCTCAGTAGGATGAACAGATTCTAATAATTGAATTAGTAATTGTTCTTTTTTATCATGATCTATTTTCTTTGAATCCATAAAAATATATAACCGGCGCATTTCATTTGTTAAATTATTTGGACTCAATCCAAGTGGCCCCGGATCCGGTTTAAAATCTGGTAATTCAGTGAATGAAAAATGTGAATTTGGATGAAAAACATATTGAAACATCATCTTTAATGCGGGTGATTGGTACTTCCAAATCTCTTTTTTTAATTCATCTTCTGTAGTACATGCTCTAAATTTTGCCAAAATTTCTGGTATCGTAAACGTCATAGTAAGTTCCTTTATAGTTCTATCTGTCATCTTTAAAATTCCTGTATCTTATCCATCAACTCCACTAATTGATATTTAATAAAATACAGTACTAATTTCTTTCTATCAATTTCAAATGGTTTTTCCCATTCATCAATAATTTTTTTCTGTATTTCTATGGGAATGAAATCAAAATCAATCAATTGCTGATTACGTTTATACCCATGGAGCATTTTAATATCACAAAAATTTTCTGGATTTGATTCTTTAATCCATCTGGTTAAATCATCTTTACGAATAGTTATTTGCCGAATATGATTTACTTTCGAATCATCCGAAGATCGGAAATTTGGAATACCATCATCACCCGCAACCATAATATGTGCCCGTAAATCTTCTATTGGATTTTTAGATATGATAAATTGTTTCTTTACAGGCGCATATTGACTGACATTTGGATATTTTTGTAATTGTAAAAAGTCTTCATCACCACTTAAAATTAAGATTTTTTCCGCTTTATATTCCCGCTTGGCAATTACTGCGGTAATATCATCAGCCTCCGCACCAGTCACTTCAATTACTTTATATGGAAAATATTCACGGAGTTCAACTTTAATTTTATTTATACAATCAAAAATAAGATTCCAATCCAATACAGAATCTTCTCTTTTCTGCCTTCTATCACCTTTATATTGCGGAAATACTTCTTTACGCCAATAATGTCTGTTATCCACACAAATAACAATTTCACCAAATTTATCTTTAAATTTGGTTCTATACATCCGAATAGAATTTAAAATCATGTGACGGATAAGATCCTCATTAAGTGGCATTTTAGTTCCTGGCATTCCAGGAAACTCATGTTCTTCCAATTCTTCATTTACCCTTTTCAGGTTTTTAATATTCA